CTTGTGAAGTTTTAGCATTGTTTGCTTTAGAAGCATAAGTAAACTTCTCAAGTAAAGTATTTGGTACTCCAGTAATTCCACCAGTTGAATCATACACTACAACGTGCATTTCATCATTAGCACCGCCACGAGCAGCAACATAAGGTGAAGTACCAGGACGAGGACCGATTGATGACCAAGGTAATCCACTAAAGACTATTTGACTATCGTACCAATCACCAACTGCTGTAATGTTTCTGTCAGTAACACCGTTCTCAACAACGTCAGAAGTATCCCAATCGTCAGAAGTAATTAATGAAACTGTATTAGTGGTTGCATCCCACGCATAGATGTACCCACTCTTTGTAGCAGCTGTATTCTGAACTTGTGTACCAATAGTTGTAACAGATAACGCACCATCTAGGGTTAACGAAATATCTGCTCCTTTATCAATAACTGCAACCTTAATTGCATTTGCTTGAGAACCTACATCTCTTGCAGCCCACTTAAATGGGTTTGCTGCTGCTGAAAAATATGTCTCTTCGTATATTTCCTTAGTAGTAATAGAAAGAAGATATGGAGAAGTTGTTGCGTCATCTGAAGCAGTTAACTGGCCAGATGTTGCACATCTAACTACGTCAAGAACTCCACCATAGGAGAGGAAACTTGAAGCAGTCCACCATGTCTCTGCGTTTGCTTCAGAGGGTTCTCCAAAGATTTCAATTAGTTGAGCCTCGGATGATATACGAACTGGTGTAAGAACAGGTCCTTTTGTAAATGATCCTGCTATTGCTCCAACGTTTACTTCAACCGTCTCAATCGAACCAAGTGTTAAATCCCTTTCCTGAATGTCAACTCCTGGCGATAGAAGCGTGCTAGCCATGCGTGTACTCCTGATGATAAATCAATTTTTGTCTATAGTTATTTAGAAATTGGAGCTTCTTCAGCGATACTCCCACATAAATTCTCTATCTCCATACTCATCTAACTTATAATCAGTGCTGTTCATATCAATAGTCCAAATATTTCCTTCTTGATCTACTATCTTTTCATCCTCCAGTCCATCATCAATAAAACCGAACGGAGCCATGTCTTGTTCTATTTGATTCTTCTGTTCCTCATATATTCTGCGACGAATATCCTGATCCGTCATTTCTTTAAAGTATTCTTGCTGTACTAACCATGAGAATATAACCAGACACATAACCAGATCATCATGATATCCTTCGTCTGCTTCAAATGATTGTTTGTTCTGGATGAAGGTAGTTAGTTCAGATACTATGTTGTAATCCTTAACAATTAATTTATCATCCTCTATCAATGTCTTTAGGTTAGAGCATCCTTGTGCTTTAACCGTTTTACTCATCTTGACACCCATCTGTGTCTTGTTACCTGAGAAACCTTGTCCCACTACTTGACCTGCACGACCTCTCATTGCACACATCAATACGTTTTCATACTCTACATCATAAAATAAACTAGAAGCAACTGCTTCTCCTATATCATTTACCTCTATTAATACGTGTGCTTTATTATAATTGCTTGCCACATTGTAGATAACGTTCGGTAATAGCATAGGTCTAATCTCATTACTCCTATACTTTGCCACTAATCTCCATGGTGCTTTAGAAATATTGATAACCACAAAGGCAGAGTAATCCTGTGCTAATCCACGTGATACATCACAGCATATAATATAGTCATTATTATCTACTGGGTTTTCATATACATCAAGACCTGCATTGCTGGTCATTATATCATCATAGGTCAGCACTCTTAACTTAGATGCTGCTATCAATGTATCAACAGATCCTAGAAACTCACAGTCAAACTCTTGAGTAAACTGTCTGACTGACGTGTTAGCAATAGTAGTTTCTTTCCATGCTGCATCTCTGCCTGGTACTTTTGACCAGTGAACTTCAGACCATGCATATCCATTTCTCCCTTTCTGAGCATCTACCCATAACTTGTAGAAATGATTCATACCATTAGGAGTAGATATGATTATTACTTTTGTCTTGGTACCAGAAGTGATAGTAGGATATACTGAGCTAAAGAATGCCTCAGCAATATGATTAGGAACAAAGGCAAACTCATCCAGAAAGATAATGTTAAAAGACATACCTCGGACTGCACTAGCAGAGGTAGACGCTGCCAAGATTTTAGATCCATTTTCCAACTCCATCGAACCTTTGTTATATGTAATTATACCTTGTTGCATCCACATAGGTAATTGTTCATATGCCAACTGTAATCTTCCAAGCAAATCCCTAGCAGTGGATAATTTGTTTGCAAGAATACCAACGTTAACATTATCATTGAAGAGAACATAGTGAAGTAGATAAGACACACACGTAGTGGACTTACCAGTCTGTCGAGGTAGTTTTGCTATATTAAATCTATGTTTATGAAACTTCTCAATCAACTCCTGTTGAAAGTCCCACATTTTGAATGGCACAATACCTTCATCAAGAGATATAATCTTGATATAATGCATAGCAAAGTAAACAGGATCCTCTTTACACTTAAGGTACTCGGATATCTGTTCTTTGGTAAATTGTATTTCAGCACCAACTTTTTTAAGGTTGGGATTGCCTAAGTAAAAATCTGTTGTATTAGTCGGCATGTGTCACTAAGTATTCCTCCGCTTCTTGTTTCGTAGGAAACCAATATAGGTGCCTATGCAACTGAAGTGTGAATTGTTTTTCAATTTGATCGTAACCAATTACTCCTTCGTAATCAATCCAATCCTGATCCAACCGATCCTCTGGAACTTCGCTCATGACTGAACTCCTCCTTCTGTAGTTCGTATTGTAGCATGGATCTCAAGATTTGGGCACGCCCAACATCTCGAAATGCCTCTACTACACGGAGTTCAGATTTCAATTCTTGTACTCTAGACATCATTTGTTCCTCTTTTTATTATGTTGAGCCCATGCAAATGCATACGCTTTGTCTTTGCCTACTTTTTTCTTTAGAGATTTAACCTGTTTTTCTCTTCCTGGAGGTGCTTCCTCTCCAATTGCACCACCATTGACTGCAGGTGGTAAGTTACCTGCATCATGTTTATCTTCATCATTCACTTGGTTCTTTTTCTTTTTAGAACCTTTCTTTGTTTCATCCATAAAGTCAGCAAGTTCTTTGACGCAGTTTGGTACTTTCTTACCGCCCTTCATCTTAGTTCCCTTTGCCTTGTATCCTTTCCAACAAGTTTTCTTATCGGGATCTCTACCGATATTCATTTTTGCTTGTCTTAAAGATTCTGTTGCTAATAAAACAGGTCCGTCAGTTGGATCTGACTCATGATACTTGATCACTCTACTACCAGGATATACACTATCAGCTATACGTTGTGCTTGTGGTCTCTGAAGTTTATTCAACTTAGACCTAAACACAGTGATAGTATATTCTCTACCTCTCCATACGAGAGTGAGAACATAGTATCTTCCATACATTGTAGGGATCCTAGTGGTCATCCTGTTACTGCGTTGCAATCTTTATCATGACGCTGATACGCTGCAGGAGTTCTAGCAGTGTTGTTAGTATTCCTTGCTTGGTATGTACCAGGTGTTCTCGCAGTATTATCAGTATTGCGAGCTTGATAGTCAGCGTTGAAATTTTCGTACGTTACTGTACTCCAACCCTCATTACCTGAGAATTGGTTGACCGTAGTTTTTCCTGGTTGAGGACTTACTGGGTCGCAGTTTTCGTCGTTTCTTTGGTATGCCATGTGACTATTTATCCGTAGATTTTTTAGATGCATCTTTCAGCATCTTCTGAAGATCAGCAGTACTACCAACAAATAATGAGTTGTTAGTTACCACCTTCTTAGCACTCTCTTCTTTGACATTTTTCTTGTCCTTCTGTAGTGCCATAAGTTTGTCTGCTACATCACCTACGTGCTTGATGAGTTGTCCAGCAACTTCGTATGCTCTAGGGTGATCAGAAGACATAGCCAAATCAAGAGCACCGTTGACAGCTTCTTGTCCCTTATCCACCAATAGGTAAAGGTTTGATCGGGCATATTCATAGTCATCTTGTACCTCATCTTTTCCATCCACCTTCTTCGGAGGTTTAGAAACCTCTGGTTGGGGTGTTACATCTGATACTGATTCAACAATATCAAATGCTTTATCTAGTTCATCACTCATAATAAGAAGTAGTCTCCGAGAATCCAAAGTCATCACCACTAGTTAGTAATGCATCATCGGCAGCATCTATTAAATCAATAGGTGTACCTGCAGTTGCAGCTGCAGCAGTGGTTCCATTCTGTGCTCTCCTAACAGAGAGTTTGTTCGGAGAAGTTTTACTCTTGACATACATCACTTCATTACCAACCTCAATATAAGATTGGGTAGGAATGTTACTGTAGTCTGCAACTTCGATAGATAGGTTTCTTGCGGTTATAGCACCTGCAAGTTCTGTAGTACCATCTTTGTTTTTGTCGGTAAGTGCCTTTGGTGCAACCTGATAAGCAACTTGTCTTGTAGTTGCAACGTTGGGCATATCTGTATACATATCGACCTTTGCTTTCTTGATAGGACCAGCAGTTCCAACAGGACCAAAGATGTATGTTTTACAGGTAAAGGTCATGGTGACAAGAGTAATTTTTCTGTCATCAAATGTTCCTTCGTAGTCATCACTATAGGATATACTATTCAATATAATAGGTATATCTCTATAGTCTGCCATAGCATCAACTAACTTAATTGTCATCTGATACGATGGTTGGAAGACAGGTACTATCTGTTCTAGAATTTCTAATGTCTCATCATTTGTTTTTGAAATTACATTTAATTCAAAATCAATATTATATGGAACGGGAGTGTATTGTTTCTTAACTGCGTTATTAGTATCTGTCTTTAACTGCAATGTTATAGGACTTAATTTGCGAGATCCATCATAAGAGATACCTGTCATCTCAAAAGATAAACGGGGAACTGTGATAGCAACCTTCTGGTTGAGATCTGCCTGTTGTTCTAGTCTTGCTAAAAATTTCTGTCGAGGACCGT